ATTGCTTTCTTACGTCCTTTCACACGACAACCTCTTGCAAAACAAGGGGACTCGACTGTGGAAAATCTGATATGCGAATGGGGCATTGAAATGTCAAATGCACAAGCCTTCGGGTGGATGTTTGACGTGAACAAAACCTATGCATAATAGATAGTTAAACATGCTTAATTCAGCATCTTCAGGGAGGTCTTACATTTACAACCACAAAGGTGGTGTAATGCGTGAACTAACTGTTGATGCTGATGATAGTATTGTTTTATCTACAACACAAGATTGTAGTGAAATAACAAAGTTTTGCAAACACCAACGTGACAATGCAAAACACAATTATAAATCAAATTTCAGACCCCTAGCAGAGATCCCTGTAGCGGTGTTTAATCGTGCATTATCTGAAGGATGGGCACACGATTCTGACCGTTGGAAGAAATGGTTAAACGATCCTGATAATAGGGCATTTCGAACATCTAACCTAAGAGCATAAGATGATTACAAGTGACTATATAAACGAACAAATCGATAAACTTTTGGACATGGTTGAGCAAGGTGAAGGAGTTGCAAAACCTGATGTCCAATCGTTTAATAAACTCTTCAAAGCATATAATGGCAGAATAGCAGAATTTGTCATCATGTCTCACATTGCACAACGTGCGGTTGAACGTGCAATGGGTGGAGGTAAAAAGAAAAACGGTAACGGCAAGAAAAGTGAGTAATGGCAATAAACACCTTTGCACTTCTAAAAGCAGAGGTAAGTGCCTATCTAAATCGATCTGACATTTCGGATGCACAGATTGAAAACTTCATTTCACTTGCTGAAGCTTCTTTTGACAGGGTAATCAGAGTAAAGGATCAGATTAAAAGATCCACTGCATCTGTTTCTACTCAATACATTGCCCTGCCAACTGATCTATTAGAACTCTATACAATCCAATTAAACACCACTCCTGTCACAGGCTTAGAGCAGGTTACGTTAGCATATGCTGATCAGATTAAACCTACTTTAAGTACTACAGGAAAACCACGTTACTATACGATTTCAGGTGAGCAGATTGAGTTCATACCTTCACCTGATGCGACTTATGAAATTGAACTTGTTTACTATTCAGAGATACTCAAGTTAAGTGGGACACAAACTAGTTCATGGTTGTTGACTAAACACCCTGATTTATACCTCTTTGGAACTTTATCACAGGCAGAACCTTATCTCATGAATGATGAGAGAATAGGAACATGGAATTCATTCCTAGAAAAAGGATTGGAGGAGTTAAGATTGGCAGATGAAAAAGCACAAACTAACAGTGGAACAATCATGATGCGCCCTACTAAACCTTTAGATGATGGTGATTGGTATTGACAACATATGCGGAACAGACTGCATCGTCTATTACGACAACAACACCTTCAGTAACATCAGTTTCGTTAACTGAAGTTAGTGCTGACTCAATAAGTCTTACAGAAGTTTCAGTGTCACCAATCACCACCACAGTATTGAATGATCCACAAAGTTCATTTGATGCATTAGACAGAAACTATGGTGAAGGTTTTTACAACATAGGAACCTATGGTTCGACAACAAACATATATAGTTAAAACTCAGTATGCCTAATACATTCACTCCAATTTACAATATGACCCTCAGTGAGGTTGGATCTGCCAACGATACATGGGGGACAAACCTTAATAATAATTTCGATGATACTATTGATCCCCAACTATATCGTAGAGTTGATAAGAAGTGGGTGAATGGGGTCACTTTCACCACATTAACATTTGCAACTGATCATACAATAACAACAACAGTAACTAACGGTTTTCAGAATTTAGAAGAAGGTGACCGAATTCTTATAACAGGTGCAGATAAAACAGCATCTGATTATGGTAGAAATCGAGGTGAATTTGTTATTCAAACAAGGGATAGTGCAGTCAAGATTACATGCTACCAAATTGATGGTTCAACCTCTGCAGGTTTCATTGGTGAGACTGCAGGTGCAACAGTGAAAATCTCACTCATTCCTGCAGTACCTGAACGAAGCGGAAGTGCATTGGTTAGCAGGGTTCATCCTTGGGTGGTAGGAGAGATTAAGATGTTTGCAGGTGAATACACTAATACCAACAACGGTGTAGTAGGATTAGGAGGTGACAACGGCACAGGTTCAATCAAATACAATTGGCTTTACTGTGATGGTGGTGCAGTAAACACATACCTCTATAGGGATCTTCATGCAATCATTTCTAATAAGTTCGGAGGTACTGCATTTTCAGGTGGCACAACAAACAAAAGTGATGCAACTACCACTTTTAACCTTCCAAACTTCAACGGCAGAATTCCTAGAGGAGCAGGAACAGGTTATGAAGGTAGTGGTAACCAAGGGAATGCTCCACCTACTACAGGAACCTCCCTAACCGTTTTATCAGTTGGTGAGTATGGAGGTAAAGAGGAAGATGAAATTGCGACAACAGAAATTCCACGTCATAGACATACAATTGCTTTACAAACACTTGATACTGACACAGATGGTGGTGGAAGCATAACGGTTCCTTCAAGTGGTTCGACACATACACATACATATGAACATGCCTCGTTAGGAGGTGGTGGATCGACAGGTTATGGGGATGGTTACCCCACAAACACTCGCGTGACAGCCACTACCACCACCACAGGTAGTTCACACAGTCACACAGGTGGAACATTTGCAAATCACAAACACGAAATCGACATCCCCGAACAAACCACTGCATATGCATACGAAGCAAGTCCTACTGCATATGATTTTCAAAACCCTTACTTAACAGTGAATTTTATTATTGCAACGTAATGCCTACAACATCCAAAAATTCTATCACGTTACCTACTCCCGGTGAGTCTCCCGGTAGTTGGGGGCAAACCTTGAATGATGCACTAGAAGAAGTTGATGTTTTAATTGATCAACATAAGGTACCTAGTGGTGGTGATTCAGGGGAAGTGCTTTCAAAAAGCAGTGGTACAAACTATGACGTTAGTTGGACAACTATACCGGGACTTAGTGCAACAGTTGATTCAGTAACAGGTTCTAACGGGATTGATGTTTCTGCATCAACAGGTGACGTGACTTTTAGTGTTGGGGCAAATACCCTCAGAAGTCATTTAGGTATTGAAAGTGGTGCAACTGCAGATCAGACAGGTGCAGAAATTAAAACAGCATATGAAGCAGAAGATGACACAAATGCATACACTGATGCAGAGAAGACGAAACTAACAAACACATCCACTGCAACTCAAACTTTAGATGTCGACTTAACTTCTGTTTCTGCAAGTGATGATTCTATTGCATCAGCAAAGGCGATTAAGAGTTATGCAGATACTCAAGATGCAACAAAACAAGACACAATTGCAGACGGTGATTTGACTATTGCTAGGACAAGCGGATTACAAACAGCATTAGATAGCAAGCAAGACACATTAACAAACGGCATAGCAAGCACAAACAATGTTGTTATAGATTCAGTCTCAGTCGCAGAAAACGAATTTGCTTACTTTACTGCGAGTGGTTTAGAGTCGTTATCTACATCAGAGACGTTAAGTGCTATAGGTGGTATAAGTCAGACTGCCTATGATTCTTTAAACGATGAGTTAGATGATCATGTAGAGGACACTTCTAATCCTCACACTGTAACAAAAGCACAAGTAGGACTAACGAATGTTGAAGACACTGCTTTAAGTACTTGGGCAGGCACGTCTAATGTAACTACAGTTGGAGTAGTCGGCACAGGAACGTGGCAAGGGACAGCAGTAGCAGATGCTTATATCGCATCAGCATCTACGTGGGATGCAAAAGCAGATACAGGTGATATTGTGGCACTTGCAATTGCTCTAGGATGATATGGCTAATACCTTTAAAGTAATCACAAAAGCAGGTGTCAGTGCAGACAGTGGTAGTCCCACTACTTTGCTTGACGTTGATGTTGATAAAACTGAAGTAATACTAAGTTTGCTTCTTGCTAATAAACACACTCAAAGCATTAAGGCTACTGTAATTTTAAGT